TGTTCTAAACCAATCAAACAAATGACAACAGCAACAAAACAAACAGTTGAAACTCTTGCTCAAGAGTATTGCGAAAAGATCACAGAATCACACGCTGAATGGATAAAGCAAGTTCATTTAAACGGCGTTAAAGAAGACGGCTACAAATGTTCTTTATGGTTCGATGAAGATGGCAACTATACAGGCGAAGAAAATCCTAATTACTTCACTTACATAATTGGCAGAAAATACTTAAAGGTTGTTGCGATGGAATGGGAAGACGAAGCCAAGTATGGCAGAATCAACGCCGCCCCCGCAGGCTACCAAGCAAAAACTGTTCACGCTTTTATTGATAAAAAAACAGGCGATGTATTTCTTCCCGCAAGTTGGAACGCCCCTGCTAAAGGTGCAAGGTTCAATCTTTTTGAAAACAAAGAAGCATTGTTTGAAGGAGTTATGCGCAGGCCACACGGCGGTTATTTATACCGCTAAACTAACAGCCCCCGAAAGGGGGTTTTTTTATCTATATCTGT